GATGGCTACCTCGTTTACTGGCTGGCTAGATAGCTGGGGCGGCTCTTGGGGCCCGGTAGCGTTCGACCCCAACGCTATGGCAGGGGCAGCGGGCTTCTCGCTCACAGCTATAGCCTCGCTCACGGTCGGCGCGAGTAACGAACTGTCCGGTGTAGCCGGCATGACGTTCAGCGCGGTGGGTGTGCTGGCAGACCCCAATGCGTACCCACCGCGGGCCCCGAAGTCCACAAATCGTCTCAGGCTTCAGCGTATATCAGAAGGTCGCGCCGCGGCGCTTTCCGCTCGCGCGGCGACCTACGTGCGCGCCGTACGCGCCTCGGGCGCTGTTGTATTGCCAGTGCCAGTGCATCGCCCCGGAAGCGCCACCTGCGTCTCTTGCCGGTCTAAGTCGACAGCTCGGGTATCTCGGGCTCGGGGGGGTGCACTGGCGAGGCCCTTGCGAGGGCACAGCCCCGCGCGGGCAGGGGCCGTCGCTGCGGTGGGGGCGGCTGCCAGCGCGCTTTCCCCCGGGTTCGCAGTGTCCATGGCACGGACTTCTACAGGCTCCGGCGCGGCCGTTGCGCAGGCTGGGGGGTTCATGTCCGTCTCGGGCCATGGGTATGCTGTCGCCCGGGGTGGTAGAAATCTATCTGACGCTGTACTTGCAGCAGTTGTGCGTGCTACTATTGACACGCGACGCTGATGTTGTATATTTGCAATAGTTTTATTGGAGAACACCATGTCTCGTGAGAATCTTCAGGCTACCCAGCTTTTGATGCCGACTGTATCCACGCCGGCCGCGGGCTCGTTGGTATCTCTGTCTTTGACCCCCGCTGCGGTCGCCACCATCGTGGCTGCCAAGCAGACCTTTACGGTCGCGGGGCTGAACGCGGGGGACTCCGTCGTACCGCTCTCCAACCCCAACACCACAGCAGCCGCGCTGTGTGGTGCGGAAGTCTCCGCCGCCAACACACTTCGCCTGACTTTTGTGAACCCAACAGCGGGGTCCGTAACCCCAACGGCAGGAACCTACACCTTCTTGGTGATTAAGGGTTCCTGATCAGCCCATGACGCTCACTGATGACGACGTAGCCCTGCTTGCGCAAGTCGGACGCCACAACCGGCAGTTCGTCGACTTGCTTGAGCGGTTGCGTCAGTTAGAACTTGAGCGCATGGCGCTGACAAATACGGACAATTTTTGTACCTCCAAAGGCCGGGTACAGATGCTGACAGAACTCCTGCAGCAGGTTAGGCTTTGATTCCCCTTAGCAAGTGAGCAAGGACCCAAAATGACACTCCCCGAACAACTCCAGAAGCAAGTCAAGACCGCGAACGAACTGATGACGCAGCACTACGGCCCGAAGCCGGACGCTGACGGAGCAGCCGAGACCGGAACCGAGACCTCCGCAGCGACCCCGTCGCCAGAGGTTGCAGCACCCGCTGCCACGCAACCAGAGGCAGTTCGTCCGCAAGGAAACCCCGCCACTCCGGCGGAGGACGAGAATAGCGAAACCTACGCACAGCGGTGGCGCTCCCAGCAAGGCATTGTGAATGCGGCAAACCGCAAACTCAGCCAAGCCGAACAGCGCATTGCCACGCTGGAACAGTTGGTCTCCTCCATGCAGGCATTGCCTGCTGTCCACGCTCCCCAACCGTCTGCGCCCCTCGTGGGCGAAGCGGACGTGACCGAGTATGGCAAGGACATGATCGACTTCGCCCGGCGTGTGACCCGCGAGGAGGTCGCCCCTATTGCGCAAGCCCTGCACGATCTCAATCGTCGTCTGGAGCAGCTGCAAGGACTGGCCCCCACAGTGCAACGTGTTGCGGCAAACCAACAGATGTCAGCGGAACAGTCGTTCGCAGCTGGCCTGTCGCGAGCTGTGCCGGACTGGGGCGTCATCAACGATGACCCACGGTTCCATGCATGGCTGCTGACGCCCGACGACATGACCGGCATCACCCGTCAGACTTATCTGGCAGATGCCGAGCAGACTCTCGACCTCAACCGTGTTGTGAGCATCTTCCAAGCGTGGAAGCGCGAAGCTGGAGTACCCACTGCGCCCGCAGCGTCAGCTGCTGCAACCCAGACAAACAATGTCTCCAAGCTGGAAAAACAGCTGGCCCCCGGTCGTGCTTCGGCTGCGACCACGCCACCGTCCCAGAAGGCCGAAAAGACATACACCCCCGCCGACATTTCCAAGTTCTACGCGGACAAGTTGCACGGGGTGTACAAAGGTCGGGAAGCAGAGGCCGTCGCGATCGAGCGCGACATTTTCAAGGCCCAGAGCGAGGGTCGCATTGCCCCTCGCGCCGCATAACTTAAGAGGTAATCAACATGGCTTTTCCTGTAGCAGCCGGTGGTGCAAACTACTCCGGTAACTTTATCCCCGAAATCTGGTCCAGCAAGCTCGTCGAGAATTTCTACGACGCGTCTGTTCTGACCGCCATCTCCAACACCGACTACGAGGGCGAAATCAAAGCCCACGGCGACAAGGTCCAGATCCGTCTGACACCTGAAGTCACTGTTCGTCCCTACCAGAAGGGCATGAACCTGACTGTTGAGCGTCCCGACAAACCAAAGATCACGCTGGAAATCGATCAGGGCGAGTACTTTGCCTGTATCGAAGACGACGTGGACAAGGTGCAAGCGGACATCAGCCTGATGGACGCGTGGTCCAAGGACGCTTCCGAGAAGATGAAGCTGGCGATCGACGCCAAGGTGTTGACCAACATCTTGCCCGACATCTCCACTTTCAACATGGGCGCGACCGCTGGCCGTATCAGCCAGAGCATCAACCTCGGCTCCACTGGCGCCCCGGTCCAAGTCACCAAGACCAACGTGCTCGACCTGCTCGTGGACGCTGGAACTGTGCTGGACGAGGCGAATGCCCCCGAGTCTGGCCGTTTCCTGATCATCCCCGCGTGGATGGCTGGCCTGATCAAGAAGTCCGACCTGAAGGACGCCTCGCTGACTGGCGACAGCAGCTCCGTTCTGCGCAATGGCCGTCTGGGCATGATCGATCGTTTCACGCTGTACACAAGCCACAACTTGAACAGCGTGGTCGACTCGACATACCGCTGCTTCAGCGTGATCGGTGGGCACAAGATGGGCCTGACTTTCGCGAGCCAGATGACCGAGATGGAAAGCCTGCGCGCTGAATCCACCTTCGGCAACATCATCCGCGGCCTGCAGGTGTATGGCTACAAGGTTGTGAAGGGCGAAGCCCTGACCAAACTGTACGTCCGCCAGTAACGTGGCTGTGTGGGGCTTCGGCCCCACTGTTTGACCTTCATTTTTTCGAGGAATCATCATGGCAAATTACACAATCGCACAGCTGCGCAGCGTGGGCATCAACCCCGCCGGCACTGATTTCAAAGGCACTCCCGGCCCGTTCTACATCGAATACGAATTCGATGGCGCCAAGCGCTCGACTGCAGCCAATGACACGGCTGACATGTTCGAGTTCCCAGCGTACGCGGGCGTGGTTATCGAGGGCGCTGCGGTCACCACCGTCAAGGCGGGCACCGCATCGACCACGATCAGCATCACGCTGGGTGCAGCTGCAGCAGCCGGTACGGCCGTCACTGGCCTGACCGCTTGGGCAGCTGACGCTGCCGCAGGTACCAAGTTGGTGAAATTGGCTACTGCGGCCAACTCGCTGATCAATACCACCGCCTCCGGCTTCGTCAAGATGCAAGTCCTGACTGGCGGCGCCGGCGCTGGCAAGTACCGCGTCCGCGTGTTCGGTCGCATCTTGGAAGCACCCTCCGCTACCTAACCAGTAGATTTGGGCGTAGAATAAAGGGGCACTTTCGGGTGCCCCTTTTCTATTGGAGATAGCCATGGATCGAATGCTTCGCCACAAACCCACCGGGGTCCTCTATGTCTACCAGCCCGCGTTCGCTATGCGCGACGACTTCGAGGAGGTGATCAACGTGGAAGCCCGCGAGATCAAAGACCCCAAGCCTGCACCCCGCAGCCGAAAAGTCGCTGATGCGCCGACGCCCCCCGCTGTTGACGATACCGCTGTCAGCGCGGATGCGAGCCGCGGCCTGCCATGAGCTTCACGGTCGCGGATGTTCTGCTCGACGTGCGCGAGCTGATTCAGGACACAAAAGCGCCCTACCGATACAGCGATGACTTCGTCATCCGCAAGATCAACCGCACCCTGTCGCGTATGGTCGTGCTTCGGCCGGACCTGTTCACGACGGTGGCAAACATCACATGTGTATCCGGCGGGCTGCAATCCGCCCCCGCGGACTCGGTACGGCTGATGGATGTCATGTCGACCGCCAGCGGTTCCGCCGTCAAGGAGGTATCCCAAGACGTGCAGGATATGATGATCCCGGCGTGGGAGGCTCTGACCCCCGGCCCTGCGGTGAACTGGATGCGATACCCGCGGGACCCGAACCGGTTCTACGTGTCGCCCTCCGCCGTGCCCGGGGCGGTGCTGTCAATTTCGTACGCTAAAGCCCCTGCGGTGCTGATCTCCTCGGACACAGTCGTTTTGCAGGACGCGTACATGCCAACCGTCATCGACGGTACCGTGTGGCTGATGGAGTCCATTGACGCAGAAAGCGTGGAATCTGGTCGAGCCAAGATGTTCCAAGACAGCTTCAAGGACCAACTCACCGCTGGCCTCTCCGCACGGCGCCTGACCGACTCTGGAGCCGCAGCGCTGCCTAAAGACGAGGTGATCCAATGACAACCTTTGCTTCTGTAGTGCCAGAGATGTCGGCGTTCCTACCCGGCTGCCCTTCGCTGGTCATAGAGAGCACAATTCGCAAGATTGCGACGGACCTGTGCCAGCGCGGGCGTGTGTGGGAGGACGACGTTACCGCCGTCACGACGGTTATTGCGGCCTACGTGTATACCCTGACCCCAGCGGTATCCTACGCAGAGATTATTGAGCCCGCCCGGATATGGTCTACACGCGCCGACGATACAACTTTCGACATCACCCGACTGACACGCGCCAAGATGGCCCGGGTGCACCCGGGGTGGCCTTTGAACGACGACGGGGAGCCGCAGCACTACCAACCCGGGGCTACGCCCGCAGAGCTGAAGCTGGCACCTGTTCCCGACGCTGTGATTACCATCCAAGCTCGTGCGAAGCTACGCCCCACAGCCACTGCAGCAGAGTGGCCGGACTACCTGTACCGGGAGCACCACCGCGCTGTTTTCCACGGTGTATTGCACGAGCTGATGGGCATGCCCAACCGCACTTGGTCGGACGCTAAACTGGCCGTGTACCATGGCAAGCAGTGGACATACCTGCTGTCGCAGGCTACGATTCGGGCAGCGCAGGAGTATGGGTCTGAGGACCTTACTGTTGAGATGCGGCCTTTCGCATAGGAACCAGCATGGCAAATATCAAATTCACAAACTTCGCGCGCACTGCGCTTGCTGTTGGTGTCGGTTCCGGGGGCGTCACCATGTCGGTGACCGGGGGCACGGGGGCGCTGTTCCCTGCGCTCACCGCTGGGCAGTATTTCTACGCAGTGCTGGAGAATGCCGCGCTGGACCGGGAGATTGTCAAGGTGACCGCCCGGGCTACCGACACGTTTACTGTGACACGCGGGCAGGACGGCACCACCGCCCGCTCGTGGGTTGCTGGGGACAGTGTGTCCCTGCGGTTTGTAGCCGCGGCTATATCTGATGCCGTAGTAGGTACCCTGCTTGCTGCGAACAACTTGTCTGACGTGGGGAGTGCGGCTACCGCACGGGCAAACTTAGGGGCGCAAGTTGCAGGGAGCTATGCGGCATCCGGTGCAAACGCTGACATCACCAGCCTGACCGCACTGACTGCCGGTGGCCTGCCAGACAACAGCGTGCTGACCGCTGACATTGCCAATGCACAAGTCACACCCGCCAAGCTCTCGCAGCCCTCTACTCTTGGGACTTCTGTTGCCACAACATCAGGAACTTCACACGACTTCA